GTCGTCGTAGTTGACGGCTGTGGTGACGGTTTGGTTTGCCATACTTTATCTTTAATAGTTATATTTAGCTATAAGTATAGTTAGCTCTCAGGCTCCATGTTTTATACTCCACATTATTAATAAGAACATAGTTATTTATGTCAATGTAGTAGAGTAAGTCACGTTCAATGTGTCGCCGTTAGATACGGATTTTGATGTTCCGAACAAACCTGCGCTGTATAGAATTCCACCTGAAGTTGCTGTGTCTGCAACAACACCCAAGTTACCAACTGAACCAACAATCAGATTGATTGCAACACCAGTCACAGTTCCTGTGCCGATGATTGATGATGAAACTGCCGCTGATGTGGACTTTACACCAGAAGATGCTGCTGAGAAAGATGGAGTTGCTCTTGCAGCAATTACGCCTGACCCCAATTCGGTGAAACCAGCATGGGTTGCATATGTGTCACCAGCAACAGGTGTTCCTGATGTGATGTATGACATACGAGTGTTTACCGCTGTCGCAGGTCCACCAAGCCCATGGTCTAGAAGGTGATTTCTTCCTTGTGTTGTGACTAGGTTATTGAAACTGTCTTCCCATTTCAATTTTCCTTCACTGTCAAAACATTCAATATGAAAATGACCAGATACTTCCATTACATCGGAGTAACTGCTGCCTCTTACAACTTCAGAGGTGATTATGTCTTGTGTTTTTGATAAGTTCATTTGTACAACTACTGCTTTCTGTTGATGTGTCAACTTTTCTATTTATAATTTCTTGTAATTAAGAAATTAAGAATAAGTGTATGATATTCTATCATTCCATGTTTTGCCGAAATCTGAAGAGCCATTTGCCCATAGAATATTTATGTCGGCGCCCACTTGTTCAACTCTCTTGATGCGCCATACAGAGGCACCAGGTGCGCTACCAGGAACCGCTTCTCCTATGTATGTGTAGTTTCCATCCACATCAATTAGCTTGTTATACTGCACTTCAACACCTGTTTGTATAGTCTGAATGAATTCCAGAAGGTCCCTGACAACGAACTTTTTCTTAGCGGCATCAAAGATAAGAACCGCATTTTCGGTAACCTCTGACAATCGCTTGAATTCTACATCGTCATTATCTAGAATCTTTGTTGAACCACCACCAGAGGATCCACCTCCTGCTGATGCGTTCATTAGAGTCATGTTTATCTTTGCAACAAGAGCACTTTGGAGTTTACCATACTGATCCGAAATCTTCTGAATGTAGGGCTCTATGTTTGGCTTGGGTGCATCTAATCCATCCTTACCGTCTTTACCTGGCTCACCCTGGGGACCCTGGGCTCCTACGTCTCCTCTTGGACCCTGAGGACCTGTATCACCCTTGTCTCCTTTTTCACCCTTGGGACCCTGAATACCCGGGAGTCCTTGTTCTCCCTGGGGACCCATAACGCCCACAGGACCCTGTGCGCCGGGCGTACCATCAGCCCCCTTATCGCCTTTGTCTCCTTTTGGACCTCGTTCACCTGTATCTCCGTTATCACCTTTTGGTCCCTGAGGACCTATAGGTCCTTGAATACCTTGGGGACCTTGAATTCCAGGTTCACCTTTGTCTCCTGTATTGCCCTTGTCGCCTTTGAATCCTTGTAAACCGGTGTCTCCCTTTACACCCTGGATTCCCTGAGGACCAGTATCGCCTTTATCGCCCTTGTCACCTTTGGGACCAACATCACCAGTATCGCCCTTTGGTCCCTGTGGTCCTTGTATACCCTGAGCACCATCTCTACCATCCTTTGGTGCGGGAATAGACGCAAACAAAGACGCGATCTGGTTAGCTAGATCGCCCTTTATCTTTTCTACGAATGCTAAAAGAACACCATAATTTAGGGGATTCATTCTTTACTTTTTCAGAAATTCTGTTACTGTTTCAAGCAATTGCAGCTCTGCAAATTCTTTATCTCTGTTTAGAGCATCTTCATTGTTTATGGGAGGAGGTGCAGGATTGTCTGGAGTAGGCTCTTGTGGTTGTTCCTGCTGCATCATTTGTTGTTGCTGCCCAGCAGGAAGATACTTATCGTCCATGGACTCCATCTCTTTGTCCATTTCCTTGATTTGTTCTTCTGTTAGTTTGAGAATTTCTCTCTTTACCCAATCTGGGCTAAAATATTTACCAACATAAGGATCGACAGTGTTGAGCATCTGGAAACGACCCTGCCAAAGCTCCGCGTCTTTTAGTTCAACAAAGTTATTGTCGTTTACGAAATCAATGCTGATTGTCTTTTCTAGTTCTTTCCAGTCATCAGCCGATACAATGTTCTTTGCGATGAGCTGAACACGAAGTAGATCAACAAGCAATTGACCAAAGCGATTGCGAAGACGCTTTACAAACTTGTTGAACTTTAGTTCATCTCTAGTGATTTCGTTAGACCTACCTAGTGAAAAATTCTGCTGGGGTAGAAGACGTGTTATGGGAACATTTAGAGATTGGTACAACTTTTGTTGGAAGTAGTTTACATCTTCCATTTGTCCCAATGTTTGTCCACCTGGCAATGTAGTGATCTCCGTACCCTTACCACCTTCACGGCGGGGCATCCAGAAATCCTCAAGCATTGACATGTACTTTCTATCGTCTCTAACTTCACCTGTGCTGGCGTCATAAACAATCTTGTTCTTGTACTTGTTCATGATGTCAGTAACATATTGCTCTGCCTTGACCTTTGGTAGGTTACCCACATCAATGTAGAAAATACGACGTTCGGGCGCTCTGGCAATTCTATAGATAACAACCGCATCTTCCAACATCTTTAGCTGGTTTACGGGCTTTACTGCCTTGTGCAAGTAGCTGAACATCAGATTGCTATTCTGATCAAACAATCCTGATGGAATGTATATAACAGAGTCAACACTCAGTTTGATACCCTGAGTTGATCCTGCATCGATGCCCTTTTCGTTGTAGATGAAATATTCTTCTACACTCTTGATAACATCTACACCAGTAGTCTTGTCTTTTTGTTTTTCTACCTTCTTAACTTTTCTAATCTTTCTGCTATCAACCATCTCAACCTTGAGAATACCATCTTTTGCTTTTTCTGGGTTTAGGCTGATGATGTGATACTGGCGACCGTCAATATACCACGAACGGAATAGATCATGTGCTTTGTTGTCAAAGTCAATTAGAAACTTAATCTCTTCGAACTCTGCTTGAATCTTCTTCTTGATTCCCTCGCCAACCTTGAGCTCTTCAAGATTCAACTTTACTACATTGCCCTCAAAGTCTTGTGATACCGCTTCGTTTGCTATTTCTTCAATAGCAGAATCACATTCTGGGTGTAAAGAGATTTCTCTGTATCTGCGAATTAGATCGTTCTCATTCTTGATTGAGGTATCCATATCGACTACGGTTGAATAATACGCAGCCGCAGAGCTAGAGAGAACTACTGAACCATCTTCAGAAACAGGTGTTACAACAGAATTGATCTGTTCTTCTTTTTTCTTGAAGTTGATTTGAAAGCCGAAGATTTCCATAATTTTATAGTGAAAAAAATAGTCGTACAGGTTATGTACGACTATTTATGTTTACAAATTACCTATAAATCAGATTGCGAATGAAAGTGAGCCTTCTGGTTGGTAGTAATTGTACTGGAATGTTACGTCAAAAGTCTGAATGTTTGGATTGTCATAAGCAAGAGCCATTGCACCCAATTCCGTTGGATAAGCATCCTTAAAATTGTATGACTTTAGCTGGTTACCATTGCGGTCTAGTTGAATAACACGTAGATCAACTTGGTAGTCAGTTGGGTTCTGCAGACCTTCTGTAGCATCAAAGTTAGCAATAGCATTTGACCAACGCTCGAAAGCATTACGGATCAAGAAATCGCCATCATTGATAACTGTGATTGACCATGGAGCAAATTCACGCTCTCCAGCCATGTTTACTGGACGACCGCGATACGCTAGCTGAATGTTTCCAACTGTTACTGCTGGTAGGCTAGTTGAGTTGCACAAAAAACTAGCTGCTCTTGCTGCCTGACCTGCTGCCGCAACAGCTGGGAAGGTTAGTTCTACAGTAAACTGATTAGAACGAGCACCACCTTGTCTAAGTTGAGCACGAAAATCTGAAATTGTTGCCATTTTTGTTCCTTATTTTAACTATTTATGTGGGAAAGTTGCCTTTCCCACTCAATTAGCCACCAATCTCTTCGAAGTTAACACTGCTACGTGCAGCAACGAATGTCAAAGAGATAAAGTTGATGCTGCGCGCTGGCTTGACAAAGATATCAGCAACAAAGCGATTAGAGTCAATTACCTCACCGGTGTTGTTTGTCTCATCGCACTTTACGCGGAAATCAGTAATGCCACGACGACCTTGTACATCACGTAGGAATGGCTCTACCATGCTACGGAATTGAGCTCTTGTGAACTGATCGTTGAACTCGAATAGCTGATACTTAGCAGCAGTTGCAATTGCCTTCTCCATAACAATAAACAATCTGCGAACGTTGATTCTGTCAAATGCGCTTGGCTTGGATAGTAGAGTCTTGTCGCCGTATAGAACGGTACCCTGACCTGGGAAGCTAACCACGCTGTTAACACCAGCCTTGTATAGTGTGTCACGCTCTGTGCGGTTTGGATTGAACGCTAGTTTGATTACGTTCTTTACCTGACCGCGAGAGAAACCTGCTGGAGAGAACCAAGGATCATCAGTAAAGTCAGCACGTGCGCACAAACCAGCTACGTCTGCATTTAGTGGAACCCAACGATATACGTCATTGTATCGGTCATACTGATATTTGAAACCAGAGTCTAGAACAGCGTATGATGTGCTTGGTAGTAGATTTCTGTAAGCAACGATCTTATCTGCCAGAGTAGAACCGGTACCAACGATAGGCTCACCTGTGCTTGTATCCTCGGGAGATGCAAACACTACGCAATCCTTGCGGGATTCTGCTATATTAGAAATTAGATATGTTGCAACAGTTGCGCTTGCCTTACCAGCAACAATTAGGCTAATATCATAAACTTCATCGTTCGTATATAGAGCATACGCATTCATCTTTTGTCCGTCTGTTGCTGAATAATCGTCTTCACCACCAGAAAGAGTTACGTCGTATACTGTAGACAGAGAATCAAAAGTTCTTGTTGCGCCAGTGTTATCTTTTTCTGTCTGACCCCAGTTTGTTGTAGCTGGGTGATCCATCCACCATACCCACTTTGAACCCGTATTTACAACGGATTTGTAGTATGATGATGTGCCGTCAGAACGCTTTGCATCAGACGCTTTGCTTAGGTATTCAAACTTTTCTAGAACTTCTCCGGCTGTGCCAGTGATTGCATCTGTTGCAGCAACTACGATAACATGTAGTTCGCCTGTACCAGGAGCAGTATCAAACTCGCCCTTGAATGCCCATGTTGACCATGTTGCGGTGTCAGCCATTGAAACTCTTAGTGCGTTACCAATAACACCAGGATACTTAGCAGCAAATTGTCCAACAATACCAGCACCACCCTCATATGTTGTCTGGTACACTGTTGTATTGTTGATCTTGATGCCCTTGTTTGCTGTTACAGTAGCAGAAGCTGCAGCGCTAGTGCCTGGACCACCAAATGAGATAGTAGCTGAAGTGTAACCAGAACCTTCGTCAGTAACTGTAATTGCTGTTACTGCGCCACCGGATACAGTAGCTGTTGCTGTAGCTTGTCTACCACCAGCAGTTTGAGGAGCAGAAATTGTAACTGTTGGGGCTGTTGTATAACCAGTACCTCCTGCTGATACAGCGATTGATGAAACTACACCAGTCTTTGTTTCAACAGCATTTCTTTGACCCGCTGTGGCAACTCTTGTAACTAGCAGATTGTTTGCATATGACAAGAAATTAGCAGCAGAGAAAAATGATTGTGCAGTACCATCGTTTGGCTTACCAAACAATTGAACTAGCTCATTCTCTGAACTTACACGAACCGGTTCCATTACTGGACCCCATTGAAACACACCAGCATAAGCGCCAACAGATGTAGAAACCGCTGGTACAATGCTAGTAAAATCTTTTTCGGTAACCTGTACTCCAGGTGAAAGCAAGAAACCTGCCATTTTATTTCCTTTATGAGTTTATAACAACGAAGCTCTAAGAGTCAATCTTCTCTGTTATATTTAGTGAACAATAAGATTCTAACTTGACATGTGGTTGACAGCGTGTAGAATCACTGTGTACCCCGGAGAATGATAGCTTAGTTATGGATTATACGTTACCCACTGTTCACCATTCATTGCTGTTTCATTACCATCATTATAGAAACCAATTGGTACTGTTTCTTGTTCGATTGCTTCCATTCTTAGATTATATATGTTTGTTCGGATGTCTACATCAGTGAGTTCCTTGAAGTAGGGTTGTGACGTTAGCCATCCAAAGATTACCAGAGTCATGACGACATCATCATGATACCCATCATCTGCAGCATAACTACCCTTAGATTCTATGAATGTTGAAATCTCAGAAATTGCTGTTTGATCACAAATTTCAAGTTTACCTTCTTCCACTAGTGTTTTCAGCATTGAGCAGCCAATTCTCTTGGTCTTTTTGTCTGTTAGAACACCGTACTGTGTTGCGTTCCCGCCGAAACCACCCGTTACGAATTGACCCTTTGTTGTTCGTGATACGTAGATGATGTTTTCGTACTCTAGTTCATTGTGCAGAATATAGGGAACCTGTTCCGATTTGTTTAGCTCAATGAGAACCCATGCTTCATTGTAATGCTTAGCCCACTTGTGAATAATGTTGGGATACAACAAAGGAGATATCATGTTATTGTGGTACACTGCAACTAGTTTATATGGTATTTGGTCTACTCTCACAATAGAGAATGCGCTTGAGTCGCCACCTACTCCCGCTGCCGTATCAACCACAACAACATAGGATCCGGGTTTCTTGATCCATTCCTTGTTCTCTCCGAGAGTTCCTTTTTCTGGTAGTTCATACAATTTGAAACCATCATTGGAATACATTGGAGTCTTGAGCGCCATCTTCTGAATAGCATCAGCGCTGATTAATGTTGCCGCGGAACCAAGGAAGTCCATGAGAACTTCTTGGCGATACTTTAGATCACCAAGAAGCTGCTTCTGTTGT